GTAGGAACATTGTCTTTAGAATCGTAGTCGACACACATCAGGATTTCACCTGCAGCTGTGGTCGGCTGGTTGGAGGAGAAGAGTAAATCAGCCTTATGGAATATATAAAACTCAAATGCCGCACCAATCGTTGCTAACCTAGCAAAGATTATTGGTGATAAAGGGGCATTGTTGCCGAAGGTACCTACGTTCAAAACGTTAAAGATACCCGTAAGAGCGGCAGCACTAGCAACACTCCCGATCAATTCTCTAGCTTTAACTCGAAGACCTCCAGGTGTGGAAGCCTTAACAAACTCCCAATAGTTTTGGGGAGTTGTCGCAGTAAACTGCGCACGGGTTAAAGATAATGCTGAATCAGGGAAATCTCTTGATTTAGGATTTTCACTAATCCCTTGAGATCTAGTTACTCCTGAGTTTGTATTCACTCTGTTATTATTTCGAGGACGACGCGTCTTTCTGCGTCTTTGGACTATGGCTTTAGGAGCCTGGTTTAAATTCTTATTCATTGTATGGGATACCGCATGAATTGCGGGACTATACATTATGTTCACTTAATAAAGACAGTAGTGTGAAATGTCACAATATTCTACCACCAATTCAAGTTGCCCGTGTAGTCTCTCGACATTCCATCCTTTGCTACTGAACACAAAAGACTTAGTACGGAATTATTAAGAAAATCTAAAACTCTGCACGGGTTTGCACAGAGAATTCCAATAGAGTCAAAGCTCCATTCTATTTAGATTAACACCGTTTTGGGCTGGTTATGAATCATAACCCCATACTCGGTTTAAAGACATGAGCTGGTCTGAATAAGAACTAAGCACCCTCTTAAATGCCCCTACATTACGTAGGATTCTTGATGATAACCATAGGACACCAAGGATGTTTGAGTCTCATAAAGTTCTAGAAGACAACTTCTACCCTTTACAGACTGGCGAGGTAAATCAAATACCGGGGCCTTCATATAAGGCGCTTCCTTAAACTCTTTAAATTCCTTCGGTTCATAACCTGGAAGGGGCCTCGTACTATAGAGATGAAGTTTAAGAGCAAAAGTGGATGCATAGACTCGATGAACTTTCGATCTATAAAATTTAAAGCCTAAAGGGGCTTCCACTCCCATACCCCCTTGTGATTGGGGCATGAAGATATTTCGGACTATCGTATTACGACGACCTACACTAATCTCACAACACTTACGGATTGCAGATTTTCCATGTGTAGAAAACCAGTGCTTCAAAAGGACACACTGTCGTCCGGGTAAAGATCCATTGAGGATACGAGGAAGGAGAGATACAATATCTTTCTCCTTAACATCCGTATCAGTCTGTGATCGTACCTTACTAATTCCAAAGTATAAACCTGAGTTTAAATAAGAAATTTGATAAGGATGCCGACTCCCTTGAGGGAGATCGATTGAGGTGCTATTCACATTACAATATCGTGAATGATGATATGCCTTGCCTACGCTCATCTCTAAACCAACTTTACGACCGGAGTCAATATGAACCGACCATAGTGCTGAGGGAGCACAATAAAGTTGATCATCCCCATTAATTAAAACATGGGAATTTCTTTCCTGATCAGTCCAACCCTCATGTAAGGAGTTAGTAACAGAAAGATAGAGACCATAATTAGCAATACATAAG